ACAACTGACATCCCTATCTGCAGATACTTCTGGTTCAAGTTTTATTGTCAACTTTAAAAACCACATCGTACTTGGTAATGGGAAAAAGATACTTTTTTCTGCTCCATATGAAGATGATGACTTTACAATTGCCAATGGCGGTGGTATAATTAATGTTGCTGATACAATCACAGGCTTGATTGTTTTTCGTGAACAACTGATTATCTTTAGTGAAAGCAGCATTAACGTACTTAATGGTAACAGTGTAGCAGACTTTACACTACAGCCAGTGTCACGTGACTTGGGGTGTGTTGCTCCAGATAGTGTGCAGGAAATTGGTGGTGATGTAATATTCCTTGGTCCTGATGGACTGCGCCTCTTTTCTGCAACAGACCGCATTGGTGACTTTAGCCTTGCATCAATATCAAAGACTATTCAAGTTGAGATATTGGATTTGATTTCAAGTAGCCCTAATGGTTTTGCAAGTACAGTCATTCGTGAGAAAAGCCAGTATCGCTTGTTTGGTTATAACACTGGCTATACCAATGATTCTGCTAAAGGCATTGGTGCTACACAACTTCAAGAGGGCATAGCCTTCAATGATATGCGAGGCATTAACGCATACGTTACATACAGTGAGTATGACGGTTTCGCAGAACGTATCTACTTTGCTAACGCAGATGGGTATGTATATCAGATGGAGCAGGGCAATACATTTGATGGCGTAGATATTCCAGCCACATTTGCCACTCCGTTTATTCCTTTGGGTGACCCCAATGTTCGTAAGACCATCTACAAAGGAACAACTTATCTGGACGTAAACGGTGACTTTGACCTTGAGTTTTCACTCAAGTTTGACTTTGACCAGCCGGGTTCAGTTCAACCAGACTCTGTTTTGTCAAGTGATGCAGCCGCATCTATTACATACGGTTCTGGTATTTTTGGTACATCATTGTACGGTGTTAAACAAAAAGCCATCTATGATGTACAAACAATAGGTTCAGGATTTACAGTGTCTATTCTATATGAAACAACAGGAACAAACACAGACGCTGTATTTACGATTGACGCTGCTACATTGCAGTATACTACCAACGCTAGGAGATAATAATGGGTACAGGTTACACTCGTAATGATACCGCCAATAACATTGCTGACGGGAACGTAATCAACGCCTCTGACCTTGACGGAGAGTTTGATGCAATTCAGGCAGCGTTTAACGCAAGCACAGGCCACAGTCACGATGGCACAACAGGTGAAGGACCACAAATCGGCACAGGCGGTATTGCTGATAATGCGGTAACACTTGGTACGAAGACTACAGGTAACTATGTCGCTACTGGTGCAGTAAGCGGTGTAGGTCTATCTGGTTCAGCCAGTGCTGAAGGCGCAACATTCACAGTCACATCCAATGCCACTGATGCAAACACGGCAAGCACTATTGTTGCCCGTGATGCAAGTGGCAATTTTTCTGCCGGAACCATTACTGCTGCACTGACAGGTACAGCATCTAACGCTGCTCTACTTGATAGCCTTGACAGCACACAGTTTCTTCGTAGCGATGCGGCAGATACCAAAACAGCAGGTGACTTGTCTTTCGCGGATAATGTGAAGGCGCAGTTTGGTGCTGGCAATGACTTGCAGATTTACCATAATGGGTCTGATAGTTATATTATTGATGACGGAACTGGGAATCTAAACCTTCGTGCTTCTAGTCAAATAAAAATACAAAGTCTTTCGGGCGAAGATTGCGCTATTTTTAACGAAAATGGTTCTTCTTCACTTCAATATGATAACGCAACCAAACTCGCCACCACCGCCACAGGCGTGGATGTTACTGGTGTAATCACAACAGATGGCCTCACTACATCTGCTGATATCAATTTCGGCGACAACGACAAGGCTGTCTTCGGTGCTGGGTCTGACTTGCAAATTTATCACGATGGTAGCAATAGTTATATTAGAGATGCTGGCGTTGGCAATCTTTATATTCAAGCGCAAACTAGCTTGGTTTTAGAAGACACAGACGGAAATAATTATTTATCTGCGACAGATGGTGGTGCGGTATACGTTTATTATAATGGTTCAACCAAACTTACCACCAAAACAGACGGCGTGGACATCACAGGTGAACTGCAAGCAGACAGCCTAGACATTGATGGCGTTGCTGACTTTACAGGCAAGACTACACACCGTGGCGGTGTATCACTGCTAGACAGCGATGTATTGTCGCTTGGCACAAGTGATGACCTACAGATTTATCACGATGGTAGCAATAGTTATATTGATGAGGCTGGAACTGGCGGTCTTAAAATAAACGCTAACAATTCGCTTGTCATTGGTAAGTATGGTGCTTCTGAAAGTATGGCTGTCTTTGATACAGATGGCGCAGTAACTCTTTACTACGACAACGCAGCCAAACTCGCCACCACCTCTAGTGGTGTCACAGTAACAGGGCAGTTAAATGCTGACGGATTGGCTTTAGGTGATAACGAAACTGCTTATTTTGGTAATAGCGGTGACTTGCAGATTTATCACACAGGGTCACATAGTTTCATTCATGATAATGGAACTGGCAGTCTTTACATTGACGCTACACAACTAAACTTCCGTAATGGCGCACAAACGCAAATATACGCTGACTTTACTAGTGGCGGTGCGGCAAGGCTAGCGTACAACGGTAATGTTAAGTTCCAAACCAACTCTGGCGGTGTCACAGTAACAGGCACAGTGACGGCTGATGGCGTGTCTTTGGATGACAATGAATACATCAAATTAGGTACAAGTGATGACTTATGGATTTATCACAACGGCACTGATAGTTATATTTATGATGATGGCACTGGGAACTTAAAATTAAGAACAAACGGTGCAGCCATTCAACTGTTAGATTCCGTTGGTAACAATATGGCCCAGTTTTCTTCTGGTGGGGCTGCTTCACTCTATTACGATGGAAATCAAAAGTTAGCCACAATCTCTACAGGCATTGACATAACAGGCAATATTAACGCAGTAGACCAAATTTATATCGCAGAGGGTCTTTACCATGAAGGTGATACAGATACCTACATACAATTTCATGCAGCAAACCAATGGCGTGTTGTTACTGGCGGCACAGAAATGCTGGAAGTCAATGATAGTTATGTATTGCTTGGTGCAAACAGTGTTGGCAAAGTCAATACTAATTCTGTATCTGGAAGTGTAGCCCCTGACTTCCATGGAAATAATATCTTTGTGTGGACACTAACTGGCAACCTTACACTGTCAAACCCAACAACAGAAGTTGCTGGCATGTCTGGTGTGTTTGTCTTTATTCACAGTGGTGCAGCACGAACAGTATCGCTTGGCACAGACTATGAAACAGTAGGCGGTGCTGGGCTTACACTTTCTAGCACGGCGGGTGCTACAGACGTTGTGCCTTACACTGTGTCTGCATCAGGTCGCATCCTGCTTGGAACACCGCAGTTGGCGTTTGCTTAATAGAGGATAACTTATGTCTTTAACAACATCAGCACATTGGATGTACAACCCCGGTGGTGGTTTCTACGACTACGAAATTGAAAACTCGTTGCGGCTTGAAAGAAACGATAACACCTATCTTTTGCGAAACTTTGCTACAGGCAATCGCCGCACATACACTCGTTCATTCTGGTTTAAGCGTTCTAAAATAGAAGGCGCTGAAAGATACTTTTACACCGTCACCACTTCTAACTCTGATTCAATGCTCTTTGAAACAGACGAACGCATCAGATTTAGTCACTTTGCAAATACCTATCGCCTAACAACTTCGCAAAAATTTCGTGATACTAGTGCTTGGTATCACATTGTTGAACGTGTGGACACAACGCAGGGAACCGCAAGCAATCGCTGGCGCATCTATGTCAATGGGGTTCAGGTAACTGCATTTGATGTTGAAAATTACCCGCCACAAAACTACGACACAAAACACAATGTTAGCGGCAATGCCCACCACTTGATGACCAATGAACCAAGCAGTAATAACTTCAGTGGGTATGTAGCGGACTACAATTATATTGATGGTCAATCGCTTGGGCCAGACAGCTTCGGTGAATTTAAATCAGGCGTCTGGATACCAAAAGAATACAGCGGTTCATATGGCACTAACGGTTTCCATCTGGAGTTTGCTGGCAACGCCAACGATACCAGTGGTAATGGTAATAACTTTACTTCTTACAACATCAGCAGTTATGACTATATGGCTGATACACCGACTAATAATTTCCCTACAATTATAAAAGGCTACAATCAAAATATTAGTCAGGGAAATTTAAAAGTAGAAAGAAGTAGTAACGCCAATAATCATATGGGTTACTTTTCTACTATGGGTATGAAAACAGGAAAATGGTATGCCGAAGTACGATATGTAGACCCCGCTGTTGACACAGTAACTTTTGGTGTTGCGGAAACAAACGAAAGATTTTCTCCCAGCCAAGACACTACTGCTTATGCTGGTGGTTCACGAGGTGGTATTGCTGCTAACACTTATGTTGATTGGGCTACATATAGTGTAGAATCAAAAAAGTTTAGCACATATAATGGAACAAATACTTCATATGGTGTTGGTGGAGCAAGTGGTGACATATTTATGCTTGCTGTAGATATGGACAATAATAAGTTCTGGATTGGTAAAAATGGAACTTGGATGGCTTCTGGTAATCCTGCTTCTGGAACAAATCCAACACATGAAGGTGCGGCATTTGCACCAGAAAAAGAAATGGTATTTGTAGGTTCTTTTTATGCTGGACGTGCGACAGATATACGTTGGAACTTTGGTCAAGATTCTACTTTTATGGGAGCAGTAACAGCAGGTAGCAATGCAGATGCAAACGGCTATGGTGATTTTAAGTATGCACCACCATCAGGTTTCTTAACTCTTTGTTCACAGAATATGCCAGACCCAGCGATTGACCCCGCAAATGATGACTCACCACAAGATTACTTTGACACTGTGTTGTACACTGCGGCAACAAGCAACGGCACATACACTCACGGCAGTTTGTCTTTTCGTCCTGACTTCACTTGGATTAAAAACCGCAATAATATAGAACGTCATTTTTTAATTGATGTTGTGCGTGGTAATACATCAATCACAGATAAGTTTCTTGTGTCCAGTAGCACTGCTGCTGAAGGTGCTAATGGTATTTCTGGCACAACATTCAGTGTGACTGATACTGGTTATGAGTTTGTGGAAACAAGCATTGGCGTTGGTGAATTATACTTCAACGGCAGAACCTACGTTGGATGGAACTGGAAGGCTGGCGGCACAGGCGTAAGCAACACCGATGGCAGTATCACATCAACTGTGTCGGCTAATCAGGATGCAGGGTTTAGTGTTGTAACTTGGACAGGAACATCTGGAACAGACACGATGGGTCACGGACTTGGCACTGCTCCCAGCATGATAATAACAAAATCTCTTTCAGGAGATAACTGGATTGTTTATCACAAAGATTTGGGTGCAACAAAACAACTGTATCTTGATTTGACAAATCAAGTAGAAACAAATGCAAACATTTATAGTGTTGTTCCGACAAGTTCTGTTTTTACTATAGGTTCTTGGTCAAGCACTCGTGATTTTGTTTCTTATTGTTTTGCAGAAAAATATGGCTATAGTAAATTTGGATATTATACAGGCAATGGTAGCACGGATGGCGGTTTTATTTATACAGGATTTAAACCTACCTTTCTTATTTGTAAAAATACCAACACAAGTAGTCACCACTGGACTATGACAGATGATAAAAGACCCGGATACAATGTAATAAACAAATATTTGTATGCTAATGGTAATGGTACAGAAATGACTGGTGATAGAGTAGATTTTCTTGCTGATGGTTTTAAGTTACGGCACAATGATTGGGATAATAATCGCAATGGCGTTGGTTACATATATATGGCTTTTGCAGAAAATCCGTTTAAATATAGTCCTGCAGGTTAAGGAGTAAATAATGGCTTGGAAATATAATGACACATACATCCGTGCTGGACGCAGTTGGGTTGGCACGGCAACGGACGAAGAAGGTAACACCTTTGATGTCACACACCCACGCAACTGGATGATTTGGTCAGACGAAGACAAAGTTGCCGCTGGTCTTGTATGGGAAGATGACCCTGCACCATTTGATGGTCGTTTCTGGTGGGGTTTAGATACGCCAAAAAGTCTTGATGACATTCCTCAAGTAGACGAACAGGGTAATCCTTTTATGGTTGGCGGTGTTCAACAAGTTTTATGGGGTCTTAAATCAGAATGGAAAGAAATCACAAAAAAGCAAGCTGCTTCTTTGTTATCTAAAACAGACTGGTACGTTACTCGTAATGCTGAAACTGGTGATGCAGTACCAGAAAATGTAACAACTTATCGTGCGGCTGTGCGTACAGCAAGCAACACGATTGAAGCAAGCATTGACGGTGTGGCAGACCACGCAGCATTTTTAGCACTGTTTGACACACCTGTTGATGCGGATGGTAATCCAACTGGCAATGCGCCTATTAATGATTGGCCTGAAGAGGTTTAATCATGGAAATGACCGAACTCGTTGATATACTATTAGGCTTGGTCATAGCAGGTGGTGGCTTTTGGGTTACTACTATGGCTAAAGAACTCAAGCGTCTTGAAATACTTTTAAACAAGACACGTGAAGACTATGCAACCAAGTTTGAATTGCGTGATGATATGAGGCAGGTCATGGATGCATTGCATCGTGTTGAAGATAAGTTAGACAAAGTATTGAGTAGGGAATAAGGTATGGCAATGTTCAAAGCATTTAAACCTAGTGGCATGGAGAAGATTGCACGTGCCATGGGTTATCAAGGCAATATGCAGGGCTTTCAAGATTACCTTGCTCAAGACCCTATGCGTCAACAGCAGATGCAACAGTATCAGCAGAAGGCTATGATGATGGCACAGGGTGGTGTAGTTAAGAAGTATCAAGAAGGTGGTGACGTAACAGACACAACAACTACAGACACAACTACACCTACAACAGATAGAACAATTGGTCAAACAACTGTAGAACGTATGTATACACCGGGATTGCCAACTGGTGGAGTAACAACAGCCGCCGCAACTCCATATGCTCCTTCTCAAGAAATTACGGCAGGAACAGGTGCAGTTACAGGTGCAGTGGCTGTTCCAACAGCAATGGCTGGCACTTCTTATGCGGCAGGTCCTGCTGAAACGCAAGCAGCACAAATGCAGGCTACCCAAGCAGCACCTGCTATTGACACTGCTTTGCAAGCGACTCAAGCGGCACAAGCAAATCCTCAAGACCCTCGTGCGCAAGTTACTGCCGCACAGCAAACTGCTAGTTCTGTAGGTAATTTGCAAGCAGCACAGGGTAATGCGGCTCTTATAAATAATCCTGTACAACGACAGATTCAGCAAGGCGAACTTATTAGTGGTAATGCTGTAGATGCAAATAAAATTGCACAAGCAACTGCCCAGATTCAAGCGGCTCAAGCAACACCAACACAACAAGCTACAGTACAAGGTCAATTAGATGGTCTTATGCAACAGTTTCAAGGTGGTGCTACACCAGCGTGGGCGGCAGGCGCAATGCGCAATGCTACTGCAATTATGGCACAGCGTGGTTTAGGTGCTTCATCACTTGCTGGACAAGCTCTTGTTCAAGCCGCTATGGAAAGTGCATTACCTATTGCACAGGCTGATGCCCAAACACGTGCTACATTTGAAGCACAAAACTTGTCTAATCGTCAACAAGCGGCAATGATGGCGGCAGAGCAACGTGCAAGATTTTTAGGACAAGAGTTTGATCAAGAGTTTCAATCACGTGTTCAAAATGCTTCACGCATTGCCGATATTGCTAATCAAAACTTTACTGCAGAACAACAGGTTCAACTGGAAAACAGTCGTGCTGCAAATACAATGAATCTTAACAACCTGTCAAACAGACAGGCTCTTGTGTTGGCAGAAGCAAGTGCGCTTGCTAATTTAGATACTTCTAATCTTAATAATCGTCAGCAAGCCGCTGTTCAAAATGCACAAAACTTTTTGCAGACAGATTTAACAAATCTTTCAAATCAACAACAAACAGACTTGTTTAAAGCGCAACAGCGTGTGCAGTCTATGTTTACAGATCAAGCCGCAGAAAATGCCGCACGTCAATTTAATGCTACCAGTCAGCAACAAACCGATCAGTTCTTTGCTAACTTGGCTAATCAGGTAGCACAGTTTAATGCATCACAAGCAAATGCACAGGCACAATTTAATACAGGTCAGGTAAATACACTTGAACGGTTTAATGCCGAATTGAACAATCAGCGTGATCAGTTCAATGCGCAGAATCAATTGGTGATTGCACAGAATAATGCACAGTGGCGTAGAGAAATTGCAACGGCAGACACTGCCGCAGTTAATCGTGCTAATGAACTAAATGCCGCCGCTGTATTGGATATGTCTAATCAAGCCTATGCAAATTTGTGGACATACTATGCTGATACAATGGAATGGGCATGGACATCTGCCGAAAACTCACAAGATCGTTATGCAGATATGGCAATCGCAGAACTTGATGCGCAGACAAGAAAAGATGTACAAAATGAAATTTCTTCTACTGCGTCTGGTACTGCTGTAGGTGGTCTAGTAGGAACAGTTTTGGGTGCTGGTATTGAACACGGTTTTGGTAAGTTATTCTGCTGGGTGGCACGTGAAGTATATGGTAAGGGTGATCCACGTTGGTATGCATTCCGTCTGTGGATGAAGTATGATGCACCTAAATGGCTCTATAAACTTTATCAGAAACATGGTCAAAGTTACGCCAAGTTTATTTCAAACAAACCTGTTATGAAATGGGCAACTAAAAAACTTATGGACTTGATTATTGAACGGAAACGGAGTAAAATAGATGCGTGGGTATAATCCGGCTCTGGTTGCTTACAGGGCAATAGATTTAGATAAAATTCCAACAGAAATGGAACAGAAACCATCTGGTGGTTTGCTTGCCCCAAAAAAGTCTATGGACAAATCGTCTGATTTAGACAAGCAACCTGCTATGCGAACAATCGCTCATATGAAGATACTCCGTAAACGAAGGGAGCAAATAAATGGCTCTTGATGAACCTAGACTTGATGCACCCATTCCGGGCATGTCAATGTTGCACGAAGTTGGTGCAAGACCTTGGCAATCGCCACCAAAACTTACTACAGTAGACGAGGCTGTAGACTATTACCTTGAGCGTATGTCTTCTGATGAGTTTCTTGATCAATTAGAAGATGTTCTTGAAATGGGCATTCCAATCACCAATGTTGCTAATGTTCTTCAACTTGGCGGTGTCATGGAAGGTGTACATACTGTCGATGTAGGTATGTTGGTATTACCTGTTCTTGTAGAAATGATAATGCTTGTTGGCGATAGTGCTGGCATTGAGTATGACAGTGGTTTGGACAAACAGGCAGGTTTAAATAAAAACAGAACTAGAAATACTCTTGTTGCTAAAACAGCACGTAAACTTCAGATTGAACTGAACGAAAAGGCTAATAATAAAGATAAAAATGATATAACAGAAGTAGAAGTAGAAAAGCCAAAAGAAGAAAAGATGGAATCAGGTCTTATGAGTAGGAGAGCAAAATGAGTTTTATGGCTGGTCTTGCAGGTGGTCTTGCTAAAAGTATTGATGAACGTCTTAAAGACGGTATGCGCAGAACTGAAGAACGGGCTGACCGTATTCTTGAGCGTACCAGTATTCGTGCTGAACGTGAAGCAGAACGTGTAGAAAAAGAAGAACGTGAAGTAGCCGATTTGCTCACAGCATTCTCTAACATGATTGATGAAAGTCAAATTCCAGAGGGTATGACTAAAATGGACTATGCCGCTGGCCTATATAGACGTGGCGGCGGTACTATTGAAGGTGCTACTACTTATCTTGCAGACTTACGTGAACATCAAAAGAGTGGTGGGAATGTATCTTCTCTTGTTAATTATGCTTCCCTTAAAACTGGTGGCTATGGTGAAGCCGATTATATCAATCAGTTTGTTCGTAGACCAGATACATTGGTTCGTGTACCAGAAGGCATGAAAGGTGGCGCAGGATTGTATGGTAAATTGTTTGATGTTGATGTCACTGAAGGGCTTCAAGCAGAAATGGATGCTAGTTTCGGAGTACAAAAACCTGTTACTAAAATTGAAATGGATCAACTTCAATTTAAAGAAGGTGCAAAATTGGTTGGTGCAGAGCAATATGAAATGCAAAGAAAGAAAGATGAATTGGCTATTAGAACTGCAGAAGCGGCTCTTTCAAAGCAGAAAAAAGAAATTGCGCAAATGGGTACTCTAGGTACATCAGACATTCGTGGCTTTTATAGTGATTTTGAGGATCAGCATGTTAAAGCTCTTGGTGGCACTCGTAATCCAGATACTGGTGATTGGATTGCACCTCAAGGAAGACCAGATGCCATTAAACGAGGTATAGGAAATGCTCTTGCCTCTTTATCAAAACAAGCAGTTGCATCTAATAACTCTCACTATAAACCTGAAGTTCAGGCTGCATTGGTTGGATATGCAGGTGCTGCAATAGTAAATGATCCACCAGAAAATGGAAAACTAGAAATAGGTAGAGTTTATAGCAAAGTCATAAATGGTGTTGCTACAAAAGTATTATATCTTGGCTATGATGCAGATGGAAATAAAATTGAGCCAGTAGTAGGTCAGTATTAACATGTCAACAGAATACATAACTGTTCAAGAAGCTGAAAAAATGGCTGCGCAAAGTCGTGCTAGTCGTAACACTGTAGCAACAGGTGTATCTGCTGCACCACCAAGCACTTCGCCAGATGATTTGGATGATACTTATATTACCACAAAAGAAGCAGATGTTATGTCTGGTAAAAAAACTCAAACAGACATTATGCTTGAAGAAGGGCAGCCAGTTGAGCAACCTACTGTAGAAGATATTCCTGCTGAATCTTATTCTATAAAAGATTTAGAGGACGATGAAGAGTTTATCAGAGATGTCCTTCAATACAGACAAGATAAATATGGCACAGAAAAAGATGTAGGAACAGGTATTCCTGTTTTTGGACGTGGCTTTGGTTTATTTGAGCAAGAATTAACAAATGAAAATATTGTAGATGATTACATGGATGAATATCGTGGAATCATTGCTAACTCTATAAATGCTTATGCTGAATATGATCGTATTAAAAGCCTCAATGAATCTGCTAGTCTCGCTCGCCAAGAAGGTAATATTGAACTTGCTGCTGAATATGAGCGTAAAGTTGCTACAGCAAAACGTGTATTTCAAAAAGCTGACAATGTAGCTGGTTTATTAGATTGGAACAAACGATATGAGGGTAAGTCAGCATTCCAGCAAGCACAAGAAGCCTTTGGTCTTATTCCGGGTTATTTTGCTCCCATAATTAGTGATCCTTTAACTGCTGTTTCTCTTGGTGCTGGTAAACTTATTGGTTCGACTGCACAAGCTACTGCTACACGGGCTATCTTACAATCTGCATTTGTAAGTGGCGGTGCAGAAGCAGTTGCTGCGGGTGGAACAGATTTACTTGTTCAAGGTGCTGAAATTGAAATGGGCATCAAAGAAGAAATTGACAAGGAAAGGCTGGCAACTGTTGTAGGCGTTTCTGCACTGACTGCTGGTGCATTATCAGCTTATGGAACTCGTAATTCTTTAAAGAAAATTAATAAAGTCTCTCGTGGCAGTCTTGATGAAGCATTAAAAAAGAATCAAGAAACACAAGTTGCCGCAGCACGTGAAACAAATAAGAAACTAAAATCTACCTCATTTGACATCCGTCAAGGCTTATTTGCCGATGTTGAAAAAACATATGGTGCAGAAGCTGTAGTTAAAGATAAGAATGGAAACTATGTAAGCCTAAATTCAAAAGTTATCCGTGAAAAATCTAAAGGCGTAACAAAAGAGGCACTTGGAGAAATAGATGAAGAGACATTTGATGTAGCAATCAATGTTGAAAGTTTTGAGCGTGTGACAGCGGGTGTTGCAGAGGTAGTTGAGGGAATTAAAACTGGCTCTATAAAACTTCCAGACGAAGATATGGCTGCCCAACTTACTGCTCCATTACGTAAAAGAGACGGAGAGACTGTAAGTGAACGCATGTTTAATATTCTTACTCGTGTGGAAGATAAATCTCTTGACGAAGCAACAAAAATTTTTGGTAAATATGGTATTACACAAAAAGAACTAGCCGCTGTAATGTTTGCAGAAGCAAGTATTGCAGGTCAAAAACTTAATCGTGTATCGCAACTTGCTAAAGCGTTCAGTCGTTCAGCAAGAAAGGCTACAGATGCAGAACTTGCAGAAGAAGCAGAGCAGATTGCCGCAGCAAAACTTGGTGAAACATTTAGACGATTAGAAGATATTCGTAGACTATCACTTGTTAGTGGTATTGCCACTGCTGTAAGAAACAATACTTCTCAAGTAATGAGGTCTGGTATTGATACTCTTGTATACGGATTTGAATCTGGACTTCATCAAGTTGCTGGAACAGGACGTAAGCGTTTTACAGCAACAGCTGATTTTGTAAAGTCCAGACGTGACCGTTTAGTTCGTCAGTACATGGATGAAGGAATGACGGAATCTGATGCATTTTTACGTGCTAAAAAAGAAACAAGGTTTACTGCTATTACTGGCGGTTTTGAACATTCTCTTGCACAAGTAAGAAGTACCTTTATTGATCAGCAAGACAGTGCAACAATTGCGCAGTTTATATTGGATATGAATCCAGATCAAAAACGCAGATTTTATGCGCAGTATTCTGAAGTTAGAAATAAATTAAGACAAAAAAACTCTAATCAAAACGCATTAGCAGGTAAAGGAAATGGCTTATCTAAAACAGATCAACTACTTGACGGGTGGGAAGGCGCAGTAAACACATTTAATTTTTTCAACCGTCTGCAAGAAGCTATTTATCGTAACGGTTCTTTCACTGCATCTATACAGCGACAGTTGTATAATAAAGGCATAGACATGCTAGATGTTCTTGAAGCAGGAAAAATTACAGAAAATATTAGTGAAGAAATGGTAGCAAAAGCCGTTGATGATGCTCTTGAATTTACTTATGCCTCACAACCAAAGTTTGGCCCATTTAAAACTTTAAACAACTTTATTGTTCAATCAGGTTTGACGTTAGCAATTCCATTTCCACGGTTTATGTTCAAAGCTATTGAGATGACATATAACTACAATGTAACTGGTGCGGGAACTGCGGCACTTCGTGCTATTTGGCAGAAAAGTACGACAGGTCAAGTATCAGATGGGGTATATCGGCAAGCGGCTGAAGGACTTGCTGGTGGACTACCAATGCTTGCTCTTGGTTATCTTCTAACTGATCCTGATAATGATATGGTTGGTTCAGAATGGTATATGTTAAAAGATGGAATGGGTAATGAAGTTGATGCAAGACCTTTCTTTCCACTTACTCCATATCTTTTAATTGGAACAATGATCCATCGTAAAGGTAGAGATGTACCAGCATTTAGTGGCGCAGAATTGTTAGAAGGATTTACTGGAGCTAACTTCCGTGGTTCTGGTGCAATGTCAAAGTTTACCGAAGATATGATTGCTCTTTTATCAGGAGAAGATGAAGTAAAAAATAGAAACTTTGCTAATACTCTAGGTAAGTATTTAGGTGAAGCAGCCAGTGGTTATGGTCAACCTATATACCAATTTGCAGACATATTCCAAGGTGAGTCTGTTAGAAGAATGGATTATAAAGAAGACCCAAACTATAAAAACGGTTTATCCGCTTTTATGTCAGGGTTTGGTGAACCCTTTTTAAGTAGATTGGATCGTGTTCCACTTTTAGGTGCTGGCATTGAAGAAGAGGATTATGCAGAAGACCCAAGATTTGCAGATGTGCCTGAACGAGTTATGCCATTTATGAAAATACTATTTGGTGCAACACTATCTCGTATACCACCAAAGTATGTAAGTACGCTAGGTCAGTATGGATTTACCTATAGAGACTTTATGGCTCGTACAAATATTCCTTCTCTTAATCGTTCAATTAACAGAGAAATGGGCTATCGTATGAACATGGAAATGCCACAGGTTCTTGCTGATCTTGATGAGGCACGTAATAAGGATGGCACACTGATGTTTGACAGTTCTGAAAAACAAGCATTTATAGCTGATTACATTCGTGATCTCAAAAAAGATGTGTATGCTGATGTGAAGACAATGGGTGAAGATGAAGCTGTTGGTGCTACAATTAAAAGATTTAGAGTTATTAACGCGAGAAAAAGAAGAGCCGCCATTAAAAAGTTTAAAGAAAATAATCCTTTTGGAGCAAAGGACTATGATCCATTTAATATTGAGCATATGGAATATCTAATAGACTTGGCTAAATCCTATCAGTATGAATAAAAAGAGGGGGGCTTAATTGCCCCCTTCAGTTTGCCAGTATTCTGTTTTCCACCATCCGTTATACTCTTTTGCACAGCCGCAATAAGTGTTTAGTGCAGTCATACCTAACATATAAAGAAACCAGAAAGTATAAAAGCAAATAATACTCCACTTAACGGTTGTCACCAGAGCCGCCAATAACGCCCCTGTTTTTCCTGTCCGCAAGTTTGTGCAAATTACTTTCCATAATCCTGCCCATATTCGCGTCAAGTTCATTTGCCATCATTGCGCAATACCATAGCACATCTCCTAGTTCGTTGGCTATCTGCACAAGTTTATCGTTGTACCCTTCTACATCTGCGCCATCACGTATTAGTTTCTTTACCTTGTTGGCAATCTCACCTGCCTCACCAGTAAGCCCAAGAGTTAAATACTCAAGGGCTTTTTCTTTAGGAAAGATAGCCGTCTCTGCTGCTTTTGTTTGATATTCTGTTGCAGTAATATTACTCATACCTCTCTCCTTTCTCCATTGCTTGAGTTCTTCTTCAAGTTTTTGCTCCATACCCATTTAACTTCTCCAAGTTTTCAAAGTAGGCTGCATTCCACCCTCTTTGCCACTCACGGTATTGCATAGTATGTTCATCAATCTGTGGTCTATTCTCCAAATATACTATTTTTTTACCTATCTTTTTAAATGAACCACCTTTTTTAAAGGCTTCGTAACCCCACTCGTACTGAATACGAAGTGGGGCATCATATTTCTTCAGACCATTACGCCTCATCAGATGATTTATCCTCTGCCTGTGTTTCGGCTAGTGCTGCTTGCTGTGCTTTTACCATTGGTTCTACGAAGAACTTATTCAGCATCTCCAGTTTATCATGGTAGTCTGCGACTTCAGCAAGTTCCTCTTCAATGGCTGTGCCAATGTCTTGATGCTCACCAATCCCTACAGGATTATTAAGCAATACCTCGATGTTGGCGAGGTGCTTGTTGATGTGACCCATAAGATGGGATTGTTGTGCATTAATCAATCGTTCTTTCATGTTCTTCCTTCTCCTTTCTTTTCATTTTCTGCCACTCTTCGTAAGAGGGATGGTTGCGTGGCGGGTTAAACTGTACCCATCCATCTCCTTGTTTCCAGATTAGTCTAGAGTTTTTCTGTGTCTTCGTTGAACGTGCCATCAGGCAGTGCTTTCTCTAACACACTCATATTAGTTGAGTCAATCTCGCCATAGATATTCAAGCACTCTTCACCCCAAGATGATTTATTCAGTGTCAAGTCCTTGCAGTATGCATACAATGTACTAAATGCAGCCGCTGCAGCAGCAACATCCTTTGTGTGTGTATCAAATTTAATCTTCATCGTTGCTTTCTCCTTCCGTCCAGTTATACTCTTTGTTATGTTTATCTACTGCTTTTTCAAGCAAGGACAGTAAGCCCTCACTAATCAGTGCTTGCCTTGCTTCATCATTACACTCAAACACTACAGTTGCTGAACCATCTTCATGTTCAACTACATCTTTTATATCAATCATGCCTGTCATTGTCAACTCCTTTCTTATGCTATTCCCACCGTCATGGGAAACACCCTATCGGTACTATTACTACCATTATACCACACAAATTAAACAAGTCAACCCTATCGGGATGAATATACGCTATAACGCATATGTTATCTTTATGCGCTACAACGCATATCTAAAAGTTTGTTTCATAAATTATGAAAGTTCGTCTGTCTCCCAGTAGCGCAACCAGAAATGCTCACCACATTTGTCAATCTCTTCCTGCGGATAACCTTCCTTAACAATCCATTCCATTACACCTTCACCTAACTTGATACTATCTTCTGGTGGATTTAACAATATACTTGCAAAATGCTCTGGTAATGGTTTAGGAAAGCCATACTTCCATCCGCTTGGTGGGTCACACATTATCTTCTTCATCTGTCATCTCCTTAATGGTTCATAACATGTACAATAACGGCGTTTATGGACAGCATAAAAACCATTAACCCTTGAACCTGTGCTTGAAGAACACAATCAAGTTGATGGCAGTGTTGGTTGTAATCATCACAAGTATCCACCACTGCCACCACAACAAGTCTAATCCACTACACTCTATCACTACGCAGCCGTTAAGTCAACTACTTCGCAAACGCCAGCAGTACATGCTAATTCACGTCCACCTGATGTAGTGTCTTCCTTTTCAAACTCCTGCAGTTGTGACCAGTCTACCTTCTTTGGCATCTTTGTCAAGAACTCTTTGTATTGTTCTGCATCAATGTCCTGATAAGGTGCTTGCTGATATGTATGCTCACTGAAGGGCAGGAAACTAATGCCCGATACTTCATCGAAGTGTTCATACACCCATGAACCTACGTCCATCCATTCGTGTTCCTTCACGGAGATAGTGACACTAGGCTTGTGTTCACACCAGTAACGCTGATACATAAGCCACAACTCAAGTTGCTCAATGGCAGTCATGTCTGTCCGTGTAACTGCACGAGCAGGTGACTTCATTGGGAAACTAAACACTGTTGTGCTGTCAGGTTTCATTACATCAGGCTCTGCAGGAATACCCTGTGACATAAGAAACTGTGTCAGTGGGTCTTTGTTATCGCCACGAACAGTACGAATGTAGTAAGGGTTGTGTCGTGCGTGGATACCTGATGCCGCATCAGTCAACTGTGAGACAGTACCGCTTGGCTTGACGCAGGTAACAGCAGCAGACTGTGGAATACCAATCATCTTGGCATATGCTTTGTTAGTCTCAACTGCTACATCACGGAGATTCTCAAGCACTTGTCCAATGTTCATGCCTAGTTTAGCACTGCGACCTGACGTGATCTCATTGTCCATGATACCTGTCAGTGAAACACCCAGCAGACGCTCTTCTTCTGTGTTATTCTTCCAAACCTTACGCAGATACTTGAAGTCTGTCAGTGTGGCTTGCAGTGTGCCAAGGATAGTGGCAAGGCGAACCTTCTCCTTCAGTGTTTCCACTGTATCGGATGCACGGACAACTACCTCTGACAGATTACAGAACTGATATGGACGCAGGATAATCTCGCTACATGGATTGCATCCAAAATCATGGTCAATATCACGCCGACCATTCTTCGATGCTTGCATTTTTGCGGATTGCCTGTTAAATATGCCACGTTCCCCTGACTTTGATTCGTACAGAGACAGCCATTCACGCATGAATGTACCCATCTGTGGTTTCTCTTTATAGGCAACGCTGTTGTTTGCAAGCGCACGTTGCCCTTCATGTTCCCACCACTGACCTGCCTTTGCGTGACGCATCTGGTCATCATTCAAGTTAGACAGGCTGATGAGTGCGCTTCGTCTGACCCCACCAACGACAACAACCTCACCAATCTTACACATGATGTCGTGACATTCGATTGGATACAGCCTACGGCCTGCTGCACCCTTGAACTTCTCAATGCAGAAGTTAAACAGTTCGACAAGCGGCTGTGGACCAGAGGCACGACCACCGAATGTCTTGAGACGTGCGCCAGCAGGACGAACCTCACTTACATCCCATTGTGGAATCTGTCCAGCATACAGCATAGCAATCAACTCACGCAGTGCCTTTGCCCATCCGGGGCGACTGTCGCCTACCTTGATTACTGTATCGCTTGCCTCAAAGTGTTCATTCACGATGGGCAGTTTGTCCACTGCGTTACGCTCAACAGAGAAGCCTACACCAGTGCCACACATAAGAATGTACATAGTCTCATCGAAAGCACGTGGACTGTCTACTGGAACATAGGAACAGTTGTAGCCACCAACATGGCAACGATCAAGCGCAGGACCAGCAGTCATCAATGCACGCATACTTGGCATTACTTGCTGCGTAAGTACGGCTTCTTCCAATTCACTTCTCAATGAATCAGAAAGCTGATACCCATGCTTGTTAGACAAATGGCTAACCATATAATCAAAATATCTGGACACTGTTTCATTCCATGTTTCCCTTCGCTGTTCATCTTCTTTCCATCTTGCATAACGAGATAGTGCTATAAAGTTCTGATAGTCTGTAGGTAAATAATTGTTTATCATATTTGTCACTCCTGTATTGTTTTCATATGTTTTATTTCAGCACCCTCTACATCGTAGAAATATTCTCGAATGCCATCTTCTAATTCCTCACCAACATTTTCATCGGCTGGTACTGGATACTCCTCTGGATCAATGTCAATAGTCATGAATATTTTAACTCTCATTCCTTACCTCTATTAGTTTATCCAGATACCACCTTGCTTTATTCAAGTCTTCATTGCCGTTTTTATAACGATAACGCCAAAGATATTTCATAATATTACCTTGAAGATAATATTCAAATCCCTCACCAGTTGCTGCATGAATTGCTTCGATACATTCAATGCCCTGTTGATTGTAATGGGGTGGGTGATTAACCATGTCAGATTGAAGAGACGCTTGTTCTTCTTTTTCCCACTCAACATCTTTCCATTGAGATTTCATCTCAAGTTCTTTCAATTTACGTTTCATGTAATCCTCATATCTTTCATGTGTCATGCGTTTCCTTTCGTCTTAAAGTCTATAGAAATAATGTTTTCATCACGAGAAACAATAGTAGGTTTCTCATCCTCATAGTCTTCTTCTAACGTAATCTCTATATCCTTGTCAACAACATTGACAACATAATCATGCACAATATCTCTGATTTTTTTGTTGTTTTCCATAATAGGTACAGTAGATGCCATCATCTTACAGAAATGCATCATTTGAAAATAATCATCATCACTTAAATCATTTTCCGGTTGAGAGATAATAGATATGTCGATTTCTCCATTCCATGATCCGTCATTGTTTTGATAAGGACGTATGCGTATTACAAAATCATCTTTATCAATCATAGCCAAGTCTTGTTGTTTCATGTCACTTTCTCCTTTTTATCTTGTTACCGCTAAATGCAATAAACTTTGGATGTTTGTTTTTACCCTTTTCTTTAAGCCAGTCTTCTGGAATGATGCGATCATAATATCTAAATCCATATTTGATACACCATTCACCATATGAAGACTTTGCACCTTTGCGTAGTTTTCGTCTACTGTTTTCAAAAACAAAACGAATGTCAAGTTTAGGATGCTGTCGTTTTATAGCCAAATGTTTTCGTCTATCTGCAGCAGTGAACATGCCTTTTGTTTCTATAATTATACCGTTGTTTAACACAAAGTCTGGTGTATAGGTGCGGTAGGCTAGGTCTTCCCATTCAATCTTGATACACTCGTAGTCAAAATCAACATTGAGTTCTTTCAAAAAGTTTGAAAGGGATAACTCTAGCCCACTGCGATACCCATACTTACGTGCGGCACGGAATTGTTTTGCGTTAGGCAACGTCACGCCATAACTGTAAAGGTGAACGATAACCTAGCGCACGCAGTTCTTCCCGCAAGACTTTATCTGCTTCGTTACGTGCTTCAATAGCCGCACGCAATCCAGCAGTTTTGCGCTCACGATATTCCTTACGCAAGTCAGCAAGGTGTCTCTCTGCTTCTTTAATTTGTTCTGCAAGTTCGTTAATTTCATCATTCATTTATATACTCCTTTGCTAGTTTAATATATGCCACCATCTTTGGCTCTTTTGCCTGTGATTTAACGGCTGGCATTTCTTTCATATCAGGCCAACAATCATGTCTGTAAGAACAGAATGTGCAGTTCTTATTCAAAACAAGATTACCTGTTTCTTTACCCCTAAACTTTTCAGGCACTGGCTCAAAGCATCGTTTAAACTCGTTTACTTCAAGTGTCTGAATAGTATTTTCTACTTTATTTAATTCTTCGTCAACATCAAGACCTGTTGCTGGAACATATTTAAATTCACCAGTTGCTTTGTTGACTACCCACCAGCCACCAGCATTTTTGCCTGATGCTTTAGCGTAGCCAGCAAGTTGTGCAACATAACCAAATCCATCTGACTCTTTTAGAGTTTCAAAAGAATCAAACTTGTTATTATAAGACCAATTAGATGCGGACTTAATATCATCAACAGAGTCATTAATAGCAATATCATATGTTCCATTAATGGATGTGCTATCCAGGTCCAGAGTGACGCTATCGGAATCTTCATACTTTACTCCTGCTTCTTTTAACAATCCTTTAAAGACAGCCTCAACGATGTCACCAATCATCATGTTCATTACGAATGTGGTAGGCAATGGTAGGGCAACTTCAGGTTTGTTTTTATCATACCATAACTGACAGGATGGTCTGCCAATATTTGACATGCGTAACCTAAAGTCGCCCCGGCTTTTGCCACCAGCAAACTGGCGGGTAAGAGCCTCTGTTACGTCTGCAGCAACTTGTTTAATTGTTGTTTCAGCCATAGTGGTTTTACCGCTTACTGCATCTTCCATGTATTGATGCAAAGCCAGTTCTGCTGGATGGTTCATTATGCTACCTCTTCATCTACATCAATGTCTACAAATCCATCAACGACATCGACATCTTCATCACTCATTTCATCCTTTGCTTTCTCTGCCCACGTGTTGATGATGTAAGTATTGTAGTTATCTACCCACGCCATAAAGTCAGCAAACATTGTCTGTTCTCCATCAGAAAGAGACAGTGTGTTTGTTACGTCCAGAGATACCACAGGAAGATAGAAACTGCTTCCGTTTGGAAGTTTTCTTTCTTCTGTGTTAGCAGTAATCAGATGCTGAACAGGCAACCGTTTTAGTTTGGCAAGTTTAGTAAAACTTTCACCTACCAACTTGAAAGCGTCACGATTGTCAATCTCCCAAATAAATGGTGTCTCTTCAATTGTGACTGGATTCCCCGATTCATCAACAGGGTCTTTCATTTCAACAGTTCCAAAGACCACGCGAACACGTTTGATCTGTTTAATCAACTCCTGCATTTTTTCAGGAAGTGCTTTGAAGTCTTTGATGTAGCCTGCTGGCTTACCGCAGTTAAACCCACCCTCATTGTCTTTCAAGTCGATGTTCAGATTATCTGCCATAATCGTCTTGATGTATTTATTGGGTGACTTATCACTGCCCTTTACAAAACGCTTATACATGAAGCGTTGCAGGTAAGGCCTAATGATTACAGAGCCAGCATAATAGTTTGGTCCATCAGGGATGTCCAAACGGTATGTGCCACCACCGACTACTTCCATGTTAACTTTCTTACCGTTCATTTCGGTAATTCCCATGATTGGTGAGTGGCTAATGCGAAGCCGTGCCAAAGAACTAGACTTTGAGTTTGATTCGGCTTCGTTTGCGATACCCATAGCCTTTGCCATCATAGCGTAGTTATTGGTATCAATAGTTGTAAGTTGTGTCATATCATTTACTCCTTTCTCTTTATGCAAAAAGTTCCATAGTTATATCAGGATACATCTTTGGTGTCAAGCCAGTTTTCTCCTATTTTTGATTCTAGTAATAGCGGAACATTAAATGTTATACCCCACCTTAAAGTAATCAAGTTTGGTAAGTCTGTATTTGTTTGATTTATAAGACTTATTACTTGTTGTTCTTCATCTGGATGAACATCAATTACAATGCTATCGTGAACAGTATTTACCACACAAGATTGCATTCCGTCAAGTAGTTTTTCTATATGTAGCAAAGCCACTGGAACTATGTCTGCAGTTGCAAATGATTGCACTGGATAGTTCTTAATTTGTGTAAAGTTTGTAACTCTACCATTTGACTTTCTTACTACATTTGGAAATGCAAATTCCCGGCCACTAGGAGTGCGTATTTTCTGTGTTTCTATAGCCTCTTTAGCCAATCGGGAATGCCAATCTGCGACACCTTTATACTTCTCGTTGAAGTGTGTGTAGTATTCTGCTTCCGCTGGTGTTCTTCCAAAGCCTGTCGCTCCATACAACGGCGCGAATGTGTGCGCTTTCGCAGTCTGGCGATCCGTAGGTTGACCAGCGGTAGTAATAACTTCAGCGGTGTAACTGTGTACATCAAATCCAGTAGATACTTCTTCAATTGCAACTCCATCCTGTGATAAAAATGCGGCAGTGCGAAACTCTAGTTGTGCCATATCAGCCTCAAGAATCTTACCACCTTCAAATCGTGACACAAATACTTTCTTTACAGGAAACGTGCCGCCACGAGGCATGTTCTGCATATTAGGGTCTGCTCCGCTAAAGCGGCCTGTTGCTGTGCGATGTTGTAACAGTCGAACATGTAACTTACCATCAACCTTTGTGTGTAGTTTAATACCTTCCACGAAAGAAGACAAGTAGGTATCAACAGCAGACAGTCTACGAACCTTTGACAAAAAGTCTACTGCATCGTGCATACCTTTTGCTCGTGCAGCACCCTCAAGTATTTCAAGGTTCTGCTTACTGGTTGTGAATCCACCTGCACTTGCCCACTTTGCTGATGGTGGCTTAAAACCAATGCCAGCATTCTCTGTAGTAGACTTGAATGTAAATCCGCTTGTGTCACATGAAGGACACTTATTAGGCTTTGCAAATGGTGTTCCATCCTTTTTGGTCTTGCGTATGTATCCAGTTCCTTTGCACTGATTACATTGTTCAGCAATAGTCTTCTTCAATCGTTCTGTGCCACCACTAATCATGCTACGAAAGTCTGCATCATCCATGTAAGGATCAATTGCAGTTGCCCAATAAATCTTGTCCAGGACCTTGCGTCCATAGATAACCCAAGACAGTTGCTCTGGACTATTGAGATTGATAGGTGTGTCACCCATGAGTTTACGAACATGCTCATGCAAATCTTTTTCTAACTGTTTGCGTTCTTGCTCAAATTCGTTTTTAACTTCTTCTAGTTTATCATTGTCTACCTTAAATCCACGCTGGTATATGCGAGCAAGGCATACTGCCACCTGATTAGTTAGGTCAACTGTAGGCATAAGTCCAGCATCTGCTGATGTATTCAAGCGATACATCAACTTATCAGACAATTGCTGCGTAGCATGTAAGTCGGCAGATAGGTAATCAGACAACTCATCGTGTGGAATGTCACGAGTAGTATACCCCTTCTTAAAGTATTCTTTTAGAGTATCCTGCTTCTTGGTGTCCAACTCATAGCGTTCAGCACAAGCCTCAAGCGACAATGGTTCTTTTTGTCCACGCTGTAACACATACTCTGCAAGCATTGTGTCAAAGACAGGACCGTCATACTTAAAGCCTGACTCCCATAACCACAGCAAGTCGTGTGAGGCATTGTGGCAAATGAGAACAGTAGAGGCATCTAGAAATTCCTGCACCAATACGTGTCCATACTCGTCTGCCTCAACATCATTGTGGTCAAAGGTAACAATGCGTTCAACACCTTGGTCTGTAAGCATACCCACCATAACCAGTGTATTCTCTGGCTCAAATGGATCAAGATGCATTTTACCACCTCTATGTGTTACCGTATTCTCTACATCAAGTGTTAGTTTCATTTTCAATCCTACACAAAGTTTTCGCTGGTGTAATACTTGTGCTTTTTGTTTGTTCCTCTTGCGCTGTTACGAACATTACTCAAGTTCTCTGACACAGACACCCAACGAAGATTATCTACACAGTAATCAAGTTTATCTTCATTGATATGATCTACATTATATCTATCTACTGGTGTTGCATTACCTACAAACGCCATAGCAAAAATGCGGTGGCAATAGATTGCCTTACTAAACCGTCCATTGTTTAGTCCATACGCTGGATATACAGCACGACTGAATGTCGGTTGCAGTATTTTACCTGTCTTGACATTCATTAAGAATGGAAAGTCTGACCTGCCCTCATACATAGGCAGCGGATGCATACCACCTGTGCGATATACACGATACTTACCCTCTGGCATAGAGGCAAGGAAAGCGGAAGATGCTGTAAGGTCTTGCCTACGCCGCCCCTTGTCTCCAAAATAAATTGGAACATCTTTCAAATCTACATATTCAATATCTGAATCCATAATCTTCTCAAACATATCTAATTGCATCATACTTCATACCTCGCTGTTCTATATTCAAGGTTACAATGCACCACGCCATGCCACCCTGATAATTTGTTCTTGACTACATTAAGATGGCGTTGCGTGTCTTCTTCTTCCTGTCCATCTACCACTGGATTCTTTGCAATCAGAACCATCAAATCTGCTTCTGCTGCCTTACCAGTTCTTGAGCCTTCCATCATACTTTGGTTCAGTAGAACCTTGCCTTCTGCATCTGCACTTAACTGCGACATGTAGAAGACAGCACATTCATGTTGCTTGGCAATCTGTCGAGCATGAATAGCGTTAGCCTTCAATGCTTCATCTTGTCGAGCGAATCCACCTGTTTTAGCAAATTTATCACCCATGTCAAGCACAATAACGTCTGGTTTGTAAGTTTTACATATTGATTCTACCCAATTCATATCACGACCTGTGGCATCCTTAATCTTAATCCTCTCTTTTACAGGTGCATACAGGTCACGAGCCTTCGCAGGATTTTCTTTAATCTGTTTCATTGTCATGCCTGTTGCAGCGGTAAGGTATCGTGCGCCTACACGATGATATCCCTCTTCGTTACACAAGATAATACAGTTAGCACCTTGATGTGCAAAGCCACCCGGAGATGCAATCAGACTAGCGTGAAACGATGTCTTGCCAGTGTTAGGTCTTGCGCCAATCTCAATCAAGTGACCAGCGTTAACACCCTCGACCTTGCGAGTGAGGCTGGCAATGTTGAATGTCCAGCGTGCTTCTAGGTCATTGCGTGATAGTAGTGTGTCGATTTCTATGTCATCCCACTCTACATTGAGGTTTGGCGTAAAGTCATCACCATACTGCTCCATGAGTGTGCGCAGTTTTTCTAGACTACTTGATGTGCCATTAACCATATCAAACCCAATGTTGGCTACATCTTCACCCACGACTTGCTGAAACAGTTTGGACAACACTTCTTGTGCCACGTCACTACCCATGGGCTGTTCCTTCTTAATCTGATTGAACAGACTAGAGTAGGCTTGCTTCTGTGCAGTGGTCAGTGTTGGATTGTTTGACATGAACAGTGCTTCAATCTCATCTGGAGATACAGTGCGATCATAGCGTTCCATTGCAGTGTCAATAGAATGCTTAATCTTGCGCACATCACTGCTAAACAAACGGTCAGGACATCTTGCGCCACGATGGTCATCGTAGAACCCCTTGTCCATCAAACTTCTTATAAGCGATAATTCCATAGTTACTCTCCTTTCATAGTAATGTTGGCAAGGTTGGTTAGGTCTTCCTCATTACGATATTTCAAATCATCTTTCAAACGCAGCACTTGCACATTGTCTACATAGCCTCTCAATTCCTTTGCCATTGCCAGTGTCTTTGGTAATGCATCAGGGTCTAGTGCAATCACTGCCGTTGAGAACTGTGAGAGATACCTTTTGTGTGTTTCGGCGAGAGACGTTCCTAACACAGCAACCCCGACAAGGAAACCGCAACCAACAACGGCGGCACTCACACAGTCCTCAACAACAACTGCGACATTACCATAACCATGTGTGTATGGCAAGCCACTATTTCCATATCTTTTCCATTTAGGTAATCTTTTTCCTAATGCACGACCTGTAGCATCTACAATAACTCCATCGTGAATCACAGGAAATACAACACGAGATTCCTTTACATCGTAATGCAAACCCAGGTCCTGGGAATCTAATCCCCACGTAGCACACCACCTATCCATGTATGTGCCACCAGAACGAGGCACGATGTAACTTGGCAGTTCAAACGTATCTGCTGCATATTCTGCTGCACCAGTAAAGCCAGCACGAATATCATCAACAGACAATCTAACACGCTCACCACCTTTAACTGCACAAGAAGCCTTGTAGCAATTCCACACAAGACTGCCCATGTTATTGGTCACAGTAAATGTTTTGTAACCACCACAGTTAGGACAGTCCATTCTCTTTGTATGTCCATTAGGTATGTCTAATTCACTTATAGTGTTATATATATTATACATGTTATACACTCTCCTTTGCGGCATTTGTAATGCTTTTAACATGATTATTTCGCTCCGTCAATGCATAATTTGCACTTGTAAGAGTATTTTTCATGTAAGGTTTCACCGAAGATGGATTAGCATGTCCTGTGACCGACATAATTTGTCCAATACCGACACCAGCCTCGACCATTTCAGTTGTTCCAGTTCTTCGTAGGTCAGATAGTCGCAGTTCATCTGACAAACCAGCCTGCTGCATTAACTTGCGAGCATGTAGAGGCAACTTCTGCAGTGAATAGGGCTTGTATTCACCGCGAATCGGATTAGGACGAGGGGCTACATAAGGTTGAAAGCCAAAGTCCTGCTCCTGTTGCTGTAACATACCAAACAAATCATCTTCAATGGGCAGATGCACCTCTGCTTTACGCTTGGATTGTTTTATATGAACAGTCTTCGTGTCAAAGTTGATGGCATCCCAAGTGAGCATACGCATGTCACCTAAACGCTGACACCACTCGTATGCCATGTGTGCAATAAGACCTATGTTACGAGTGCTAAAATCGCCGTAGGCGGCGTTAAGAAACTTGGCTACATCATCCCTACTCCAGACCGTCTTACGCCTCTCTGTGGAGCGTTTACGGACGTTTGCGAATGGGTTTAATGTGCATAGTTCCATACGAACACCGTGATTGAGTGCAATGCGGGTAGCAGAGATGACATGATTAGCCATAGAGACACCTTTCTCACACCATTCGTTGTATGCAACCTTTGCAACACGAGTAGTGAGTTTATCGCAGTCATACTGGCAAAGAAGTTTATCTTCTACCTTTGTATTTAGCATGACATTAAGAAAGTATTCATACTGCTTCTTCGTTTCATCACGCAAATTGCGATAGTCATACGAAGAATAGTAATCGCTGATTACTTTTTCTAGTTTCATTATATGTCAACTCCTATTCTGTCATTGGATGAGTAAAGTTTACCTTTGTATTTTGTAATAATCTCTACTCCCAATTCTTTTTGCCTATCGCTTGTTGCACCTGTAGATAGTCTAACACTGCCATCTTTTTTAATAGACACATTAGCAGTCTTGCTGTCATAGTAATAAAACTTATTTGTTTCATTATCGAGAACAATAAAGTCGATAGCACCTGTGCATGATAAATTTTTGAAGACCTCAAAACCTTCATTGAGAAAATGGTGACACAACTCAATCTCTGTTATGTCGCCTTTTCTTTTGTCGTGTAAGACCGTCATTTCTTTCTCCTTTTTGGAACTGCGTTAATTTTTGTTTTCTTTTTGCTAGGCTTCCAATAACCTATACGCATATTGATAGGCGTTCTGGTATCGTCAGTGATGGGGCTAAATGAAGCCCCACCTGATTTAGTTATGTTACGGACTTTCATGCTGCCACCAAATCTTGGAATGGCTTTGATTCAATCCACTTGGACACTTCGTGTTCACGCTGGAACATTGATGTGGCCTGTGTATCAAGACCAGTGTTACGAAGGTTGAAACCATTACGCTCATCAGCATAAGTGGCATAGTTTGTGAAGGCACTGTAGAGTGCAAACACATTCCTACCACGGACGCTAACCTCTTGATTGTAAAGGGTAAACATCTTCTCTGACTTACGCTCTGACTTCAGTATCTTGTCCAGCAAGTCTTTAACATTTACGAATGTCAGGTCCTGGGTTGCCCATTGCTGAAGTCGTGCTGACTGCTGGTAGAAGTCTTGCTTGGAACTGTGTAGGTCTGTGATGAACCTACCCATGCTGAAGTTGGATGTGTTCTTACGCCGCACCTTGTCATGCTCACCACGGATCATTCCGTTTGTGCAGAAGAAGTCGATAGCACCGAAGAACACCATGTTAGAACATGAGCCATCAATGCCGTGCAAAGCGATGATGCGTTGCGACACAGTAGTTTCATGTCTGTCGGTGGTGATTGTTTCGGTAACATTCGGAAGGGTCACATCCATCAATGCCCAAGCATTGCTTCGTGCATCTTTCCATTGAACTTTAGCACCTCTGGTTTCTTGTTCCGTCAGGTTTTCCAACATTGTCTGCTGCACACCTTGGAAGAACTCATCGTGAGTTGCGCAGTTAAAGCCAGAGCCTACGACACCGATGTATTCACCAGTGTTGCCGTTGATGACATACTTCTTGTCACTAACTTTGGTTGGCTCAAACTCCACATTGAATGTGAGGTGGTCAGGGGTTTGTGAGATAGTCTGGTTTGTAAAATCTAATGGCATGATAAGCCTCCTTTCGTTAGGGTTAACTGTTGTTCTCTTATATCAATAAAAATCGGCAAAGTCAACTACTCCCACCGATAAAAGATATGATCTCCAATGCGAACAACTTTTGTTTTGGTTTCTGCCCATTCTGGGTAGACATAGTGTGCATGGTAGTGTGTTGCACCTTCTACAAAGTCATCAAGATTGCCATAGTATACGCCATGCGCAATCATAACGGCTTTATCCCATGCTTCCTTGTCATGTGCTTTATCAGACTTGCCATCACAATACCAACTGAATTGGCAGCGGTAACGCACTGGAAAGTTTTCAGTCCAAGAGTAGGTAGGACCTTGCATAACAACATCACAAGGATTGTTGGGGTATCTTGTATCATAAACTCTGTTCATCACTACTTGTGCTACCGCAACCTGCCCAATAAAGGGCTGGTCACGGGCTTCGTGATACACATTGAGTGCGATACAGACAAGTGCTTCAGTCAACATAAGGTTGTTCACCGTCTGGGTTCACAGTTACATCCGCAAGCACCCAATCTGCATAGTGCTGAATGTGTCCTTCATCATCTCGTTGTGGCACAAAGTTAAGAACACTATGCATCAAATTTTGTAGCCGTTCTAACTTACCTATATCGGACACCCAAATGTCATGGCACTCATTCAATGTCATAAGAATATCACGCAAGTCATTGTGCGCATTGAGAAACTTCAGTCGTTGTTCGTGTGATATGTTCATGCTACTTCTCCTTTCATCCAGTAGGGCATCTCTCGCCCTTTGTTGTATCGTGCAAACTTGATTTTGTCTACCTTGTAGAAAGCACGATAGGCCATAATAGGCCAGCGTTCATCTGTCTTTAGGTCATCGTGACCACTGAAGCATTGCGGGTGTGGTGTTACTCCTCTTGCTTGTGGAAGAAATTGTTTGCCGTTGCGCAGCACATCCTGATGTCGTGAAGCACCATGTTTTTTGCCGTAGCGGTAAGTGTATTCCTCAAGCATTGCCTCATACAACATGAAAGCAAACGAGTAGTTTTCTTGGTTTTCCATAGCCCACAATGTGCAAGGATGCTTCTGATGCACAGGCTTGTATAGCCCATGCTTCTCTGCATACTCCGGCGCATGATGCCAGAGGGTAGTGCAAAGCATCTGTGCCTCTTCAAGTGGCATCTTTACTATGTGTTGATCGCAAAGTTGTTTAGAGATTGCAATCGGATGGTGGTCAATTAAGAAGCGGTTCATGTTCTGTATCTCCTTCCTCTTTTCCTAGCACCAGTTGCGCTATAGGTTCCGCTACATCTGGTAGTTGGTAAACGAAGATAGAAACCGTATCTTCCTCTTCCGTGATTAGGACAGTTAAACCCTTCTCACGCAAAGCAATGAACAGGCTACCATCGTCTACATGGTTTGCATCGACAAGGTAATTGTCGCCTATGATTATGCCTTTTTCTTTAACTTCAATCATCTGCTCTGTCCACAGGCCAATCATCATCAGCCTTCTTGTCTATTACCTGACACTGGTATTTGTAGTCAAGCAAACGCTGTATGAACACATAAATGTGACCATCATCTGGCTTGCCCATCTGTTCCCAATGCTTGCGTTCATCTGCTTCTACATATGCCAGCAGCATATCTAGTGCTTCGTATTGCCCCTTGGTCATGGGCTTTGGTTTGTATTTGTAAATGCTCATGTCGTTACTCCTTTCAGTATATGTGCGATAACATCAACTGTCCAACCATTGCCAAGCATCTTGTAACGCTGACTGTTTGACACATGGTTTGTGTAATTATCTGGCACAGTCTGTAATCGCTCACATTCTAG